AAAACCTACAACATACAATAAAGTAGTATATCCGTAATTAGGTGTATCAGAAGTAGTAAAAGAATCTAAAGAACTATAAGCTGCTCCGTTATACATGTTGCTAGTACCGTCACTAACTGAACCATGACTAAAGTAACCACCGCCATATCCCCACCAAGTAATAGGGCCAGTAAAGTTAGTACCCACAGTAACTGTCTGCGTGTCTAAAGCCCTATCCCATACTTTATTAGCGCCTACATACACACTGTTGATAGCAGTGCTGCCTATCTGTATGTCAGTTATTTCAGTGCTGCCTATAAAGATACTCACGATTAAGTCCTAAAGTAGATAGTGTTCGCGTCTGTTCCTGAAGAAGCAGTAGAGACAGTGTAGCCTCCCCACTTAGCACCTAGTTCAACAATAGCGGCACTGGCATTTTCTGTATATAGCTTACCGTCAGTTACGTTAACAGCAAGTTCACCTTGCACAAGATCACTGGCAGTTGGTACTGCTGAAGCTGTGGAACTATTCTTTGTTACAATTTTTGTAGCCATGTTTATGTCCTAGTAAGGTTTGTCTGCGTCAAGCTGCGCTTTAAGGTCTTCTGGGATAGACCACCCTGTTTCACCTTCTTCTTTGAGCGCATGATAGTTAATTCTTAAACTTTCTATTACTAACTCGACATATTCTTTATACTCTCCAAACAAAACAGAATTAATCTGTCGAGATTGGGGGGCATAGCTATATATAGCCGCTTCACATTCTAATTTTAAACTCATATATTCACCGTGTTGGTACTATAACCAGTAATGCCAGTTAGAGTGTTAATAGTTGTCCAGTTAATGTTATCATTAGAGCCTTGAAGGGTTACTGAGTTAGAATAATAATTGTTATAAAAACGTAGTTTAAAACTTTTTACCAATATTAAAGAACCTGCGTCTATAGTGAGAGCGTCACTTGGAAAATATCTAAGAGTTGGCGTTAGGTATATAGCGGTTGGCGAAGAGAGCATCCACCAGCCACTGGAAACATTTTTTACCTTATAAGGATAGTAACTACCGTAATTATATGGCGCAGTATAAGCTGAGTCAGGAAACGTATATGGAGACACACCATTTGCTTGTGAGTAAAGAATAAATTCTTGAACATAAGGGTCGCCTGAACCTGACCGCGCAAAACCTTTCAATTTGTAGTACCGAAAACCCTGTGGAAGAATTACAGCTATTGTTTCTGCATCACTAGGAGCTTGTTGACTGAAATCCCCAAAGTCATCAACCTCTACAGAAAGTGTTTGTGAACCACCCGTTGCAGTAACGCCTGTTATAGTTATTGTGTCCCCAGAAATTGTAAAGGGTAGTTCCTCAGTTCCACTCTTAACTCTGTATGTTGGCGAGTTATAGATGCTGTGATTGGTTACAGTAATTTCAGACTCAGCAGAAGAGGATAAAGTTGGCGTTGGCGCTTTGTCTAACCCAAGGGGCTTCCACTCTGTTGTGTAGCCTTCAAACTCACCAGTAGTAGAGTTATAACGCAGATCACCAGCTTCACCTGTAGGTCTTTGCCCTGTAGCACCCACGGGTAGCTTCATAGCCCCGTGAGCAGTCTTTTGTGGGATAGTATCGTCAGTCATCTTTGACGTTATTTTAGTTAAAGCCATTATTTATCCTTCCAGTTGAGTTATACGCGCTTCTAGTTCTTGTATAGTTGCTACAAGCAGAGGCACTAGCTTGCTCTGGTCAATGCCTTGATAGTCTGGAACAGACCTAGTACCCATCACAGCTTCTTCTACTGTGTTGCCTTCCTCGTCTAAGACTGCTGGAGTAACTTCATACTCCTGATCTTGCATCGCATCCTTCTCGCCTGACACACACTCAGGAACAACCGCTTGAGCTTCGTGTGCTAGGAAACCATCAACGCGAGTACCATCAGCAATCCACTCAAAGTTGACTGGCTTCAATGCTTTAAGACGCGCTGTCGCACCTGTCATTGGCTGTGCGTCAGTTTTAAGGCGATAGTCTGAAGAAGTATTGTAAGAAGTTGTCGAACTACTTGTCTTAATTGACCCAACTGTAGTGGCGGTAACAGCGGCATTGTTTATAAAAACTATGTGCGATTGGTTAGTAGTCCCTTCTCTTGCGCTGTACATATAACCAGAAGCTGAAAGAACAAGCCCCGCATCTTCAGTGACCGCTGACATTGATGTTCTACCCACCCCTATTGAACCTGTTGTGCTTACAGTACTACCCTGTATGGTCAAGCGTGAAGAACCATTGGTTTTAAAGTCAAGATATTGTGACGAATTACCTACTTCAATTTCAGCATCTTTTGTGCCGCCACTATCTACAAACTCTATGCCTGTGGTTCCAGATGTATCAGTATCTGAAATACGAATACGAGCCGCCGCACCTTTTACATCTAATATAGCGCTAGGCGATGTAGTCCCTATGCCTACGCGATTGTTTGTAGCATCAATAAATAAAGTATTAGTGTCAAAATAAAAATCACCGCTTGCGATTTTCGCAGGAGTTACAGCACCATCGACAATCTTAGCAGTAGTAACAGTGTTATCACTTGGTGTACCTATATCACTAACAGAGATAGCCGCACTCATAACTTCAATGGCTGTGGTGTTTGGAGGCGCAGTAGAGAACGTAAGAACAGCGGGGTTTGCGGTGCTTACAGAATAATTTGATTTGCTTTGGTATACACCGTCAATATATACAAAGGTATTATTTTCTGCCGCTAGTCCACTAAGCGTAAACGTAGTATCAGAACCATCGCCTGTAAACTGGTTTAAAGAAATGTCAGTAGAACCACCACCACCAATAGAACCCCATTCAGTTGTATAGCCCTCAAACTCTCCAAGGGTACTGTTGTACCGAAACTGTCCTGTAGTGGGCGTAGGTCGCTGTGCTGTAGTACCTACTGGTAGCTTTAATGCTGTGTTACCTGTGATAGTTACAGAGTTAAAGCTAGGGTCTGTACCTATAGAGGCCGCACTAGCAGCGGCAGCAGTTGCGCTAGTAGCCGCATTAGTTGCTGATGTAGCCGCTTCAGATGCTTTGGTTGTTGCTGTAGATGCTGACGTAGACGCACTAGTAGCAGAAGTAGTAGCTTCAGATGCTTTAGTGGTTGCTGTCGTAGCGCTAGTAGATGCACTACTTGCACTGGTGCTTGCCTCACTAGCCTTGGTTGTGGCTGTAGAAGCACTCGTAGACGCACTGGTTGCGCTTGTAGCGGCTTCTGCGGCTTTAGTAGTAGCAGTGGTAGCAGATGTGCTTGCGTTGCTCTCAGCAGTCTCTGCGTTCGTCTCAGCGGTTTCTGCATTAGTCTCTGCTGTAGCGGCGGCAGTAGCACTGTTGGCGGCTGCTGTTGCTGAGTTAGCCGCTGCTGTTGCAGAAGCAGAAACACCTGAAGCAGAAGATGCTGCGGCTGTGGCGCTACTAGCTGATGCTGTTGCACTGGTAGCGGCATTGGTTTCAGAGGTAGCTGCCGCTGATGCACTAGCGGCTGCATCGCTTGCTTTCGTAGTAGCTATGACAGCCTGTTCTGTGACTTCCAGAAGCGTAGCGTCCGTATTGGAATCGCCTGCCCCTCCAGCACCTCGATATATAGCCATTGTAGCTCCTACGAAAATAAACGAATAAAAGAATGGGGGACTCCTAAGAATCCCCCAGTTTAGCTTATACTACAGCTAGGGTGAAGCCTGCTTCTGGACGCATAACCTGAACGCCATACAGAGTATCAGCAGTGTAAAGAGTACCAAGGAACTCCTGCTTGTACTGAGTCTGTGAACGTACAGCTTGCTGCTCTGCAAGAACAGAAGTGTCCTTGTGGATCAACTGTGCGCCACGGATGGAAGCACCACCAGTAGTGTCGATGACAGGTACGTTGGTAGAGACAAAGATGTCAACACCGTACAAGTTACCAATTTTACCAGTCTCTACGCCTTTGCCATTAACAAAGTCAGTAGAAGTGTAACGATCAATACCCATGATAGCGTTACGCAGGGAAGGTGGTACAACAAAGCTACGACCATCCATAGGTACGTCTGCATCGTCCATCTTCTGAATCAGTGCGCGGAACGCAGCGTCAGAGAATGCACCAATGTCAGCAGCACCGTCAGCGTCAAATGCTTCAAGAGCGCCAGAGGTAGTGTTGATCTGGAAAGAACCAGAGTT